TGTCAGTTATCATCTTCGGTTACGGTTATCGGCAGAACGCCCTGCCGCTGACAAGAGCTTATTTGCCTGACCAATCTACTCCACATGATAGATAACTATCATTTATAACATTTCATTGATTAGTCTTTATTTTTCATTGCGTTACAAATAACACCCCTGTCAAAAACAGCGAAATTAACTACACCATTAACTACACCGTTTCACGAACAATATCGAACAACCACGAACAAAGATCAACACGCTTTAACCGTTATCATTTTTCGGCTATCCGTTATGAAGCTGGTGGATGTTCCCCGATATGGAGATCCCCATATCGAGAACCCTACCGGATTTTTTTTCCGGTTAACTGTTAATCAGGCTGGTGGGCTTTACCTGTTCGGTAGGTGTTATGATTATCGTAATACCTTTCCCCCAATGGGGTAAAAGCATCAACCGTAACGAAAGTCGTTATGGTTGCCACCGATACCCCAAATTTGGGTATCACGAGTAAGCCCCAAAATCTGGGTGTTACTCTTACTACCCAAACTACGGGTAGTTTCCGTAGTTTCATGGTCGAGTTGCAGATCTGCAACTCCCCCATCAACCACAGGCGAATTTCCGCCTTCGGTCATTCCTTAATCATCTGCGTAATCATAATGATTATTCAGCCAGCTCAATTTTGAGCTTTGCTTTAAGTTCAGCGAGTTGCCGCGCCGACTTCCTCAAATTGAGGTTTCCGAAAATATCAGCGGGTTAGCGATTAAGCTGACCATTAATTAAACTGCGAAAATTTCGTAGTTTGTGACTGTCTTTCAGGCAGCTTGTTAACAGTCCTCAGAAGCGAGGGATGTAGCCACCCATTTTTGGGCCGTCGGGAATATCAACCAGTTACCGCCGCAACCGCTCCGGCTTCTTCCAGTGGTACGTGATTTTCTCCTTCTCCCGATACAGTTCAACGCGGCGATTGTAGGCCAGCATTTCCAGAACGCGGATCCGTATATCGCGCATATCCGCATCATTAAGCTGGATACCATCACGGCGCATCACCTCAGCAACAACACGCGCATAATTTTCAGCGGTCACGCTGTCCGGCTGCGTGGTCTGTTCGTCAGCCTGCTGGCTGATTCCAGAGACGCGGCGGATTAATCGCAGTATTTCGGCTTCTGTCATGCTGCTGACCTCATTACACCCCGCTAAATTCTTCCAGTTTCTGGCGGTGGCTGTCGCTTATATCAAAAGCAAAATCCTCATGCTCTGCCTGGAATGTACCAAACGCCATCAGCGCCGCCACGCTCGGGTCTATCTTGTTCGGTGATTTTTTCTTGTTCGGCTTGATATTGGCGTTCGCGTCACTCTGCATCACGACGTTACTCATCGACTAGGACAACACCGGATCGCCACGATGCACAATCACCCTGCGGTTAACAAAAACTTCGAACGATTTCGCCGCCGGACTGAATCTGAGGTAGGTTTGCGGGAACGGCTCCACCTCAAAACCAGCCCCCTGTAATTGCGTCCTGAGATGCGTGGCGTTCCACGTATCAAAGCCCACCAGCCTGATATTAAATTTCTCCGCATCCTGCATGATGTCATCTCTGATCCGGTCGTAATCAATGCAGTCACCTGGCGTTGTGCGTATCCAGCCCGCTTTAGCCCACTGGCGATAGACAGCGCGGTTTTTATTGGCGGGGTTCTGTAGCTGGAACTCCGGCAGATAATGACGGGAAACCAGCATGATATTTTTACCGACCGGAAAGGCATAGCACACGCTGGAAATATCGCTGGTTGATGATAAGTCCAGCCCCGCGTAACACTCCTGCCCGTGTAAATCTTCCTCCGTGAACGTTCCGGCACACTCAGCCCATGCGCCGTTACCCATCCACGGGGTAGCCCCCTGGCACCAGATATTAAATCGCTTTGTCATCATCTCCACCCATTGCGACGGAATACCCCGCGCTTTCTGGATGGTTGAGGCCAGTTTTTCACGATCCACGGAAACATCGATGTTAGGGTTAGCCTTTATCCACATCGCCGGATCATCAACCTCGTTTTCGTCGTCCAGTTCGTAAATCAGTACAAAAATTGAATCGTTGACCTCTTCGCCGTCCAGGATCTGGCAGCAATAATCATAGTGCTGTTTACAGGCTGAAACGACGTTACTGCCCGATGTGGTAATGGCAAATAACAGCCCCTCCGGACGTGCGCCCATCCCCAGCTCAAGCGCGGAATAAACGCCGTTATCGGGGTGTAGGTGGTATTCGTCCACGATGGAAAGGCTTGGGTTTGTTCCCTCGATGGTTGCCGCTTTTGCTGCCAGCGGCTTTAACAGGCTGTTGCTTTTCGGGTGCATCACCTTGTGGGCCTGAATATTCACCCGCCTGCGTAACGGTCGGGATAAAAGGCACATCTGACGCGCATCATCAAAAACGATCCGCGCCTGGTCACGGCTCACCGCTGCGGTGTAAATATCCTGCTGCCCGTTCTCCATAATCAGAAACCAGTTAGCCAGAATCGCGGCGGTCGTGGATTTCGCATTTTTGCGCGGCACTTCGATAAAGGCGCTCGTGTATTTGCGCCGTCCGGTGGCCTTAACCTTAAAGCCGAGGATGCACGCAAAGGCGAACTGCTGCCACGGCTCCAGCTCAATGGGTCTGCCACGCATCGGCCCTTTTACGTGCGGGCACACCCTGGAAAAGGCAATAAACCGCTCCACAACCTCACGATCGAACGTGTAAAGGGGGCTTTCAAGGTCCGAAAAGTACCGTTTAACGGCCTGTTTCAGCCGTTTACAGGCCGGAATTTTGCCCGTTTTTACGTCTTCTGCGTACTTATTCCAGGCGGTCAAGCTCGTCCTCTTCTTCTGTTTCCGGTGGATTTTTACGGCGGCTTATCGGGTCAAAACCGAGCAAAGAGGCCATTTTTATCATCACTCTTTCAGCGTCGGATTTTGCGCTTAATGCGGGGTTTCTGCTCTCTCCGCCCTGACTGTTAACAATGCTGAACCCGCGCGCCGCAAGGTCTGCAACGGCTTTCCGGTAAATGGAGTAGTTGACACAATACAGTTCCAGATTGCTCCAGTCGGCGGGGGTCAGGTCTCCCCGTTCCGCAAGCTGCCTAGATTTTTCCCGCCACTGCTTCACGGCGATATCATCCAGGTAGGCGGGGGCTTTCGGTGGTCTTGACATGCTTATTTTTTCGCCAGATTATTTTTCAAAAAATTCCCGTGCATAAAAATTTGAGGAGGCGGTCGGTGCCCGGCGGGGGCGGGTTTGTCCTGAAAACGCCCCCCACCCCGTCATACAGCCTCATCAGCGATTGCGGAAACATTCCATAACCTCGCAGTCACGGTCGGTTAATCGCTTCGCTGTGATGCGTTCTGCGCGTCCTGACGCTTTATCTTTATGCCCTGTTTCCTGTGTCTTCCATGCGTCACGCTGCCTTATAAGTCCACGGATAAGGCGGTTTTGTTCCCGCTCATTCATCAGCGTCATACATCCAGTTATTGCGGTTAGCGGCCCGTTCTTCCTCTTCACGAAATCCACCTGCGGCACGCTTGCTTTTTGTTGCCGGATCAAGCCATTTCGTTTTCTGGTTATGGCACGCCTGGCACAATGGCTGATGGTTCCATTCGGGCCAGAAGAGAACATCATCACCGCCATTAATCGGGATAATGTGATCCACCACCACGGCGGGCGTATATATCCCCTTCTCAAGGCATCGCACGCATAACGGGTTTTTACTCAGATACATGGCGCGGTATTTGTCCCACTGTCTGGAGTACCCACGCGCGCGGCGGTGTCCTCGTCTGGCATCCTCTGCACGCCATGCCGCCCGCCTGTGCTCCTCACACTTGCCGGACTCCACGCGCCTGTTACAGCCTGGTTCTGTGCATCGTCTTAATGGTTGCCACGGCATCAGTACACCCCCACATCACGGTAAGCCGTCCAGAGTGCACCAATCGTCATGGGTACGCGTGTTTTTGCGTTATCCGCGACAATCTGGCGATTTTCATACAGGTGAGCGATAAACATCATGCAGCCAATCTTTATGGCTGGCGTGAACTCCAGCCCGTCATCAAAGCGCCTGCCTATGTGTATCTGGCACGCCTCAAGCGATGCGGCGATGTATCCGCTGATTAACTGGTCTTCCTCGTCGCCATCGATGCGGCAATGGAGTTTCACTTCTTCCAGGGTGATAAGTTCTTCTGTCATTTTTCCGCGCCCTCACGACAAAGAATTTCAAGGCGTGTCCTGGCGGCATCCGGCAGCGGCTGCCCGATGATATTCAGTACACGCCCCGCCAGCGGCCCCGTATTGACCTTTATCCGGCTGGTGGCGTTGATGTCCTTCCTGTAGCGTATCCATATCCTTACCGTTCCAGTCGCCAGTTCTGCACCCGATGAAATGGCCTCCTTGCTGCTGATCATGTTCACGCTTGCCCAGAGTGTGTGACCGTCCACCCACGTTTCGAGTATTTCGCCGGTTATATCCCTGGTCTGTTTCAGGGTCTGAATCGTTATCCTGTCACGCAGTCGCCCTATGTTCAT